CCCGCACCCGCACCGAAGCCTGCCGCCAAGCCGGCACCCAAGTCGGCAGTGACTGCGGAGGTTCTGGAGCTGGCGCGCGAGGCCCACAAGCCTGCGCCCAAGCCTGCTGTGCAGGAGGTGCTTGACCTGACGCCGGAACCGGCACCTGCAGCCCCCGCTGTGACCACGGAAATCCCTGCGGACTTGCAGTCTCTGCTGGCAGATTGGGAGGACTAACCCTCCCTCGTTGATGTAAGCTATGGGCGGCGCTGGTGCTCTGGCGCCGCCCTTGTAACGCTCGCCTTACCTGTAGGACACCCCTGTGGATGCAGCGACATTTTTGCAGGCTGTATGGCCTGCCAGTGGGTACTACGCTCTCGCAATCCCGTTCGTTCCACGTGGAACAACTCGCCCCACGTTCTACCATAAAATTTTCACGTCGCAGCAAGATGCGTTAGCGTCCGCCCAGCAGCTCAGTGCCCAGCACAATGTGTACTTCTGCATCCACTCCTTGCGAGAGACCAGGGTCTGGAACCCACGCAAACTAGACAAGAAAACTAAGGAGATGGGGGCTTACGAAGTTCGCACCCACAAGAATATGCTGGCCGCCAAGTGCCTGTTCTTGGACATTGATGTCGGCGAGGAGGCGGCCAAATACCCTACGCAACTGGCTGCTGTTCAGGCGCTGCGTGCGTTCACTACCACCACAGGACTTCCCGCCCCAATCATTGTCTCGTCCGGTGGTGGGCTTCACGTCTACTGGCCGTTTGCGCAGGAGATACCGTCAACAGACTGGCTACCCTTAGCTCAGAAGCTTGAGGCACTTATCGTTGCACACGGGTTGCGGGTCGATCCGTCTCGCACTACCGACGCCGCGTCCGTGCTGAGACTGCCCGGCACCCTTAACCACAAGGGCGCACCCCGCCCCGTGCAGATATTGCGCGACGGACCTGGCACCCCTGTCGAGACCTTGACTCAGATCATTGACGCCGCTGCCGATGCGGCAGGGGTCGTGGCTGCCGCCATGCCTACGGTACCTGTCCACCTGGACGGCTTCGGCACGAACACAACCGTCAATACGCTGCCACCGCCCGGCATGAAGGGACTGCTGACAGCCTGTGCCCAGATCAGGTCTGCCGTGACCAACGCGGCCACGCTGTCCGAGCCTGTGTGGTACGCCACGCTCGGTGTCATCCGGCACTGCCGCAACGGAGAGGCCGCCGCACACAAGTTCAGTGCGGCCTACCCTGGGTACTCCCACGACGAGACGGCCACCAAACTGTTCCAGCTTGAAGCGGGTGACGTAGGCCCAACAACCTGCGAGAGATTGAGTAGCCTGACGCCAGACATCTGTACTGTCTGCCCGTCGCACGGCAAGGTCAAGTCACCACTCGTTGCAGCACGTGGGCAGGACTACCTCGCCGAACCAGTACACACCCCGGCCACCGCCCCTTCTACCCTGTCTGTCACGACACAGCCTGTCCAGCTCCCGCCAGCGCCATATCCGTACAAGCGCCTGGTCTCTGGTGTGTACGTGGACCTCATTCAGAAAGGCAAGACATCCGATGATACGCAGACGGTAGACCAGATCAAGATACTGGACCACGATTTCTTCCCGGTGCGCAGATACCGCGATCCAAACAAACTGACCGAGACACATGTGTGGGTAGCTGTGCTGCCTATTGTCGGCCAGACTGAGTTGCACATCCCTGCCGAGGCCATGTACGATACGAAGAAACTCGGCAACGTATTGTCTAACCGTGGAGTCTTCGTCGGACTGTCAGCATTAACCCTGTTGGGAAACTATATGGTCGCATACATTAAAGTCTTGCAGACAGCAGCTATCGCGGATACCGTCAGAGGATCGCTGGGCTGGAATGACGAGCTGACCGAATTCACGCTGCCCGACAAGGTACTTCATGCTGACGGCAAGGTAAGCTCACCAACACTGGACCCTGCTACAGCCCGCACAGTCTCTGCCGTCCACTCTGCCGGCACACTCGCAAGGCAGATAGACCTGCTGAGATTCTTCAACCATCCGCAATACGCCCCTAACCAATTCGCCATCTGTGCTGCTTTGGGTGCGCCACTGTTCTACATGACTGGCCACCACGGCGTCATTATCAACATGTCAGGCAAGCCCGGCTCATCCAAGTCCACAACCCTGTACACAGGTGCCGGACTGTGGGGCCACCCAGAGAAGCTGACCATCAACGGCACCACCCAAGGGGCCACCGCCAACGCCCGTGACAACCGTGCAATGGTGATGAGCAACCTGCCCCTGACGGTGGACGAGATCACCCGGATGCCGCCCAAGGCCATGGCAGACATGGCGATGAGTGTCACGCAGTCCGAAGGCCGCCTGCGCCTGGACGTAACCGGCGCCGAACGCAAGACCGCGCAAGGCAGCAAGTCCACCATCATGCTCTGCACTGCCAACACCAGCCTGTACTCCTCGCTGGCAGCGGATCGGGCGGACAGCACGGCCGAGTCGGTGCGCGTGCTGGAGATACCGTTCAAAGCCGGCACCGTCCACACCAAGGCAGAAGCCGACCACTACCTTGAGGAGCTGAAGGCCAACTACGGCCACATCGGCGAGCAGTTCATGCGCTACGTGGTCTGCAACCGCACGAAGGTCCACGACCGGGTGCGCCTCATCATGCGTGCCATCGACGCCAAGCTGAACATCCAGAGCAGTGAGCGGTTCTGGTCTGCGGCTGCGGCTGCGGCGTTCGCGGCGTGTGAGATCGCTGCCGACCTGGGGCTGCTGGCCTACAACGTCCGGGACTTGTGGACCTGGCTGGCGCACGATCAGATACCGGCCATGCGGTCGGCCATGTCTGAGCAGTACCTGCCGGCGGTCAGCGTGCTGGCCGACTACCTGGAGACCATCAACGCCAACATGCTCGTGCTCCAGACAGGCGGCACGCCCGGCACCGGAACGCCGTGGAAGTCCAACCTGCCCGTCATCATCCGCCAGCCGACCAGCACGCAGCTTCTGGCCCGTCACGAGCTGGCAGCCGGCCTGCTCTGGTTGCAGCGCAAGAGCTTCAAGGAATACTGTCTGCGGCTCGGCCACAACTACACGGCGATCATCGCCTCGCTGATGCAGGACAAGATCATCGGACCGAAGCCTGTGCCCAAGGTGCTGGGTGCAGGCACTGACTACGCCAAGGGGCAGAGCACCTGCTGGCTGGTCAACATGCGGCATCACGAGCTGTCAGGTGAGCTGGAGGCAGCCGCCATCTTGCGTGCCAACGACAGTTCTGTAGTTCCCTTCAACCCTCACGGAGTCAACAATGGCTGATCTCATGGACGCTGCCAACGAAATCACTGAAGCCCACCTGCACTACTCGCTGACGCTGCGCAAGCCCGTCCCGAAGAAGCGTGGCACCTGCCTGTGGTGCATCGAGCCGTGTGCTGGAGCGTACTGTTCCTCCGACTGCCGGGATGACCACCAGCAGTACCTGCGCCGGCAGGTGGAACATGGCTGATGAGACGTGGTGGCCCGGCAAGCCGATCAGGATCATTCCGGTCGGCGATGTCGATGCGGCAAGCGAGTGGATACCGTTCGCCCGGCGCAAGATGGTCGAGCTGTCCCGGTTCGGGGACTACGCCCGGCGTACGTGGTACCCAGCAGACGGTGTGGTCATCCGTGGGGAGATGCTCAGTGGCATCCCTCGGGTGTTTATTGAGACTAGCACAGGATATGTGTGTTCGTTCGGACTGCACGAGGACGGTACAAGCACGAATCTCTGGACTGGAGCACTACTGTCTGGGGCTGCCCAGATACGAGGGAAGTCGCTGTTCGGGCAGGGCATTACCACCATCAACAATCTCACGCCGCTCGGCGACGGACATTTTCTCGGCGGCCCCCCGCTGGCGGGGATGTGGACTGACCGCGCGCAGATCATCACTACAACGGGCGGTATACCTACCGGCCAAGCGTTTTCGCCGTTCACGTCCGGAGCGCTTAAAGCCCTGGCGTATAGCGGGATCGCCGAAGATCAGGATGACGTGCTGCACAAGCGGTTCCATTTGATGTACTACCAGAACACCCAGGTTCCAGGGTTTCCGGATGACATCGTAAGGATGCCGGTGGTCGTGACGACACGTAACGGCGGGCAGTCGTTTACGACGAACCCGTTCTACGTCCCCATAACAACCACTTCGACCGTTAATGGTGGCGGCACAATACATATAGAAATCGACCCGGTCGGCGTGGTGTTTTTTGGCAACAACATCATCGCAGCGATGTCGTACACGTACCCGTCTGGAACGTATCTTGGAACTGACAGAGTGACGTTTTCTACGGGAACGTTCGAGGGAATTGTGCAAGGCGGGACGGAACTGTCCGGGATTCACACGCTGCTATCGCTGGATGGTGGGCTGACATGGGAGTCGCATCACACGCGATACGACATGATTGGCGCCGAAGAGAGAGGGTACTTCAACAACGTCTGCTATATCGGTGGGTCAAGCGTCATTGCAACACCCAGCACATTTGGGTCTGGCATCCCGCCTATGTGGGTCTTGCGCTCAGATGACTTTGGACAGACGTTTTATGTGCTGACGCACGACGCGCAAGTGATGGTCCCCTTCTACGGCGGCATTAGCCCGATATGCGAGAACTCGGCGGCATACAACAGTCCGTTCAAGTATGTTGAAGAGCCAGGTCTGGATAACCAGCTACTGTTCCGCAGAACGACGGACGGCGGGCTAACGTGGCAGGGGTACCCGTTCCCGGAAGATGTCAGCGTAGTGCTCGCCGGGAACATCGTTGTCCGCGAGAAGATAGTGGTACCAGACCCGATGCCGCCCGGCAAGGTAAAGGCCGACTTCGCAAAGCTGGCCGTAATTTGGAGGAAGAAGCCGACAGCAGAAGTGCCAGAACCGTCGTACCAAATTGGCCTGTCCGACGACGGCGGCGTGACGTGGCGGGGCGGCGGCATCATCAATAAGGACAGCTCCGGCGGTAACATCGGCATCATGGACAAGAAGCTGCCGCCGTTCCCCGGATACCCAGACCTCCACAAGAACGGTCTCCCCGTCCCCTAAGCCCCCGCCGAGATCGTCGTAGAGCCAATACCGATCAGCCCACTCAGCGCCGCTTGGGCTATACTGCCGTACACACTGGCGGCTGTGCCGGCTGCCCTGACCCGTGCGTCAATGCCCTGATAAAAGGCGTCCAGGTTCATCTGGCCTACCTTCAAGGTGTTGTCAGTAACCTGGAACGGCACACGCATGGCGATCTCGTCCCGCTGCAACCGGGCACGGTACAGGTCAGCCGTGGCCGCCATGAGTGCGGCCTTGGCCTGTGACTCCAGGTTCGAGATGCGCACCGCCGACTCGAAGCCGCCCGTGACGGCACGAATGTAGTCCGCCGCTGCAGCGAGTGCGCGCAGCCGTGCGTCGATAGCCAGGTTCACGGCGAAGCGCAGGTTCTCAATCTCGATCTCGGCCTGCTTGATGGCCACATCTCGGGACTGCTCCTGCAGCTTCGCCAGTTGCTCGAAGCGGTTGGCCTGTAGCTGCTTGACCATCACACCGGACGGCAGGGAGTACCCACGCTGCGAGAACTGGATCAGGGTCTGGGAGTCAGCGCGTGCGCCCTCGGCGATCACGCGGTCCCGGCCACGCTGCCATATCTGGTTCTCCACAGCAGGGTTAATGCCGGTGCCACCGTTGGTAATGGTGTTGATGAGCCAGTCCGTACCCTCGTCGTAGCCGTCCGTGTTGAGCGGGTAGTAGATGGTGAAGAACTCGGTCAGCTTGTCCGTCATCAACTGGACCAAGAAATCCCGCTGCGCTTCGTAGGTGGTGATGGTGTTCTCTACGTCGGGCACACCCGGCTCAACGGCCGTCATGCTGTACGTCAGCGGCACTGGCGGTACAGTCATGTACCCCTCAGCTTCCGTCACGGCCTTCCACGCAGCAAGATCGGCGGCACTTGCCCACAGTCCAGCAGCCCCAGACGCCGTGTTGATTACCTTGTCTACTACCTGTTCAGGACTGGCCATGTCAGATTCTCCGGTCGAGTGCTACAGGCAGCAGGGTCACATCGGCAATCTCGAAGTCTTCACCGTTCTGATTCAGCAGCTCGAACTCCCAGTACGTCCCTCGCGCCCCGCGCCCGATGTCCACACGATGCTGTTGTAGCGCCGTGCTGGACGTGCGTGCCCGGTAGTATCGCACAACGCCGTCCGAGTCCACGCGCAGGATCAAGGCACCGTCCGACGCTGCACCAAGGTAGACACTGGGCACATGCTTGACCGTCTGCGCGCCCAGCGTGGAGCGCACCAGAGCTGCCAGCGCCTGAATGGGTTGCCCGGCGTCCGTGGCGCCAGTAAGCTGGTAGATGCCGTCGTTGGCCACGCCGAAGTAATCATCGCCCCGCCGGAAGAAACTGTTGAAGCCGTAGTCCTCGTACTGCGCAGAGGCGCTGGTGTCCAGGTTGACCACCCACACGGCGGCGTCGGATGGCAGGTCAGCACCAGTAGGGAGCTGCAGGGACTGGAACGAGCCGGCCACCATGCTGCTCAACAGCGACAGCGGGTACACCCCCAGCATCGAGAACGACGACTGCGCCACCATGCCTGACAACAGTGACAGCAGGTACTCCCGGTCCAGGGTCAGGGTGGATGTCAGCTCACCGTAGCTGTTCAGGATCAGCAGCAGGTCTCGTTGCAGTGTGAGCGTTTGCGTGCTGGACATGCCCGACACCAGTAGCAGCGTGTCCTGCGGCCACCACGGCGGGCTGCTCTGCATCGAGAAGTGAACCGGCAACTGCCAGTCGCCCTGCCCGTAAGTCACCCCCTCCTCAGTGCCCAGCATGTCCACGGCGCGCAGCGTCCAGCTCCCGGACCCGTGGTCTTCGTCGTAGCCTAGCCCCCACGCAGCGACACGCGGCAGTATCCAGAAGCCTTCGTTGGGTACGGCCGGGACGTAGGTCTGCTCAGTGCCGGTCATGGCCAGGCGTGGCAGCGTCCAGGTGCCGAACCCCGGATCGTCATAGTCAGAGCCGTGCATGATGACGGCTGGCAAGGCCCACGTCCCACTCCCACCGCCGGACCCCGAAGGCTCGAACGACACGGTGATCGGGAACGTGACATCGCCCAGACTGACAGAGCTGGGAGTTGCCGAGAAGGTAGTGGTGATCGGGAAGATTACCGCTGTGTCGTTGCTGACCAGAAAGTTAGACGTGACATCGAACAGCACGCGCGGTTCGGTCTTGACCACAAAGTCCGTCGCCACGTAGAACGCCACCACACCTTCGGCCATGTCGAGCGCGGCGATGCGGGCGTCGTCGATCTGGTCCAGCGAGGAGTACAGCAGGCCGTACCCTTGTGCGGTTGTCGTCGAGGGGATGGGTGCCTGCGGACTGGCTACGAGCGAGTTGCCGAGCACATGGTAGTACACCTGCCCCGTCTCAGAGCGCACGATGCGCAGGGTTGTCGTGACCGTGTTGGCCCCGGCCAGCAGTGCGCCGGCTACGCCGTTCTCAAATACCTGCACACCTGACGCATCGACCATAATACCGTAGCGGTACGACGCGGGCGACGTGGAGTAGACGGTGTTGCTGTCCAGTCCGATGAAGGCTGCGTAGCTCCCGTGCTTGACCTTGGCTTCGATGTAGCTGCCGGGAGGTACGGAGCCAATACTGTCCGCCGCACTGTTCCATGCGCGGTCGTAGTAGGTGTTGATTGTTGCAGAAGATGGAGCCGGTGCAAGTCCTCCTGGAGTACCCTCAGTAGCTGGGTAAGTTACAAGTACATACTGGAATTCGCACCCGGTATAGTCGCAGACGATAATCGTCTCAACGACAGTACGCTCTGGCTGAGGCGGAGTATACGGTGTACCTCCCCATGTCGCACTGGATGTTTCCCGTAGCGGTTTGATTAGTGCAGACATTTACTCTGTCTCGTAACATCTGCGGAAATTTGTCCAAAACACACTTGCTACAGGGAGTCCGCTGAACAAGTACAACTCCTGCGCCCCAGCAGTCGCCGCTGGCCCATACCATACGGACCAGGTTGCTCCTGTCGGAGAGTGTGCAAGAATATCGTTGTCGCTACCTGGTGTAAGGCGCCCCAGAAACTTAAACGACTGATCTGTATTAGAGTATGCGACACTCGAAATCTGAGTGTTACTTGCAGGTATATCCGGTTGCGACCAACTCCCTCCGCCATTTGTACTGATGGCAATATAGTCAGTTACCGATGTAGCGAAACCCTTTCGCCCAGCGCAAACAAACACCCCGCCACCGTAGGTCAATCCAGCATTAATATCTGCGTCACTCGGCAGACCAGATGTTCCGGGGTCGGACCATGTTAGCCCATCATCGGTACTCTTTGAAAGCCAGAGTGTGTTTGGGGAAAAACTATTGCCGCAAATAAGTGTGCCTTCGGCACCACTCTGAATATCTACTAGCTGCGCCGCGCTTGCCGTACCAACAAGAGTAACGGCGCTCCAAGTGTCGGAGGCACCATCTACGCTACGCGCTCCAGTTGTCATAGGTGCCCCGGCAACTATAAACGCTGATCCTGTATAGTGCACTAATTTGGCATTAGTGACTCCAGTGCTAGAAATATCTACTAATGTCCAAGTCAGCCCGTCATCGGTACTCCTGTAAACATCCGTTCCGAAAGTACCTGCTACATATACGCCAGCTCCATACGCCACTTGAATAAATGTAACACCACTATGGACCAATGCCCAAGTATCTCCAAAGTCGTCTGACCTATAGATGCCGGCTGCGCCAACTACTACCCATGCTGTCCCGCTAAATGCTGCAGTCGCTAGTTTGCCAGTATTAGCGATGGATAGTGTATTGGTAAAATTCTCCCCGTCTGTGGACTTATAGATTCGAGATGTACTATCTACCCACCAAGACCCAAGAATAATGTCGCCACCAGCAGCCACACTACACCACCGGCAACGTCACATTCAGCGAGTCGATCACCTTGTAGTTGCCGCTCACAAAGGTAATGTTGCTGAAGTTGAGGTCTGCACCTACCACGCCCACGGTGCCCTGCACGCGCTTGGCGGACGTACTCAGGGTACCGGTGTCACCGATGGACATGAAGCGGAAGAAGGTCGCCGTGCCGTTGGAGCCGATCAGACCACGCCAAATCTCCCCTGTGTTCTTGGTCAGCACGCCTGCCGTGACGGTACTGCCGAATGTGATACCGGTCCCTGCCGCGTCCAAGGAGATCGTACACAGCACGGTCAGGGCCGAGCTGTCGGCGTCAGCGGTGGCAGGCATGGCGCCTGCGTAAATCTTCAGCACCCCGCCATCCATGCCGCTCTTGAAGCTGCCCGTGACCAGCATGTGGTCGCGCAGGCCAGAACTCAGTGCGATTGCCATAGTATGTCCTCACAGAATAGTCGAGATGGCACGGCCTGCCGACAGGTTGAACGAGCCGCTGGCGGCAATGGTCTCGGGGACGGCCAGCGCGCCGTAGGACAGGAAGTTGCCGCCAGTCAGGGCGTCCCAGATGCCGACATGGGTCACGATGTACGTCGTGGCGGCAGCGTCTGCCGTCCAGGTCACGGAGGCGTCGGTGGCCTTCTGCTTGGTGGCAGCGGCGGCAAAGGTGATCGCCTTGCGCACATAGGTAGCATCGGTGCCGACCACCAGCTCGTTCGCGCCGGTCAGGCCGGGATCGCCGACATGCAGTGACAGGTACCACGCGGTCGGGCGGGTGGCGGTGGCGGTAGACAGCAACCAGTCGAGGACCAGATTACCTGCAAAAGTGGACAGTGGCATGGGTGTTCCTCAGATGGAAGCCAGAGACAGGCCGGCAGTCACCTTCAACTGCCCGCCGGCCTCTACCGCCCTGGGTGACGGCGCGGCGACAATCGACAGCAGGATGCCAGTGGTGCCGCCCTTGACCGAGTTACTGTGCAGCCCCCCGCCACGAACCGTCGTGGCGGAAGTGAAGGTGAATACCGCCGGAGTGCCGGCGTTCGTGTACGAGCCTGAACCGGCAGCGTCTGGCACCAACGTCGGTCGGTTGGCCTCGCTGTAGGCGGTCGTGATCTCGGTGGCGTTCGCCACATAGTTGGCAGCGGTGTCCGTCAACTGCGGCGTGTAACTGCCGCTGTAGAGGCTGAGGTACCACGTGCTGAACTGACTGCCGCCCGCCATGGCGGCGGCGATGATGTAGTCCCGCCCGGCCGTAGGGATCAGGTTGTGCTGCACCCACCGCCACCCCGGCTGGCCGTTGGGATGGTAGTACTGGAAGGTGTAGACAAAGTGGGGGTCGAATATGTCGATCACGGTTGATGCCCTCCGGCTTTGCGGACCACTTCCATTTCAATGAACGATGTCGCCGCAAGCTGAGACATCTGCGCGCCCTGCACACTGACCACGGCCTGCCGCAGGCCGTCCTGTTCGCGGATCAGCGTGGCGCCCGACGTGCCAGTGTGCGGCGCCACCTCCTGCTCTTGAAGGTTCTTCACCTGGCCATCTCCTGTAGCGAGTATCAGTCCCCTGTTACTGTACCACACCACGTCGGGCGTGTACGGAACTTTTGAGCTGGTGCCCAGCACCGCGCCATAGGGCAGCTTCGAGCGGATGTTGAAGTTTTCCGGGCCGTCACCCTGGAAGAAATAGGTCTGGTCCGAGACCACCCACACGCCCGTCTCTACAGGCTCCAGCACGGTAATGGTGTCGGTCTGCATGACGAACCCGCCGATCAGGTTCACCCAGTCCGGAGCGTAGGGTTCCGTCACCCACAGCACACGGCCGGAAGCAATGTAAATCCTGCCCCCATACTCGCGGATGATCTGCCCTGCAGGGGGCGGACAAATGTCCCGTGTCGCAAGCGGGGCGCCAACGCCCAGCTCGGCAGTGGTGATCGTGACACTGGCGGTACCGGCTGCCAGCTCCGCCACCAAGAACAACGTCGCACCGTTGGGCGTGCTCGCGTACACCCGCGTGCCCAGTGCTGGCGGCAGGCCGGTCACAACCAGACTGCCCGTCGTCTCCGGCGGGATGTTGACCGCCGTCAGATCGCTGGCACCTGACTCTCTGCCGGTACTGTCCACGCTGGTCACGGCGATCAGGTAGTTGCCCTCCGGCAGGGCGCCCGCGCCGGTGTACGCCAGCGGCGTGGCAGGCACCGGGATGCCCCACGGCTGCACGCCGGACGATGTGATGGTGCGTGTAATCAGACCGTCGCTGAAGTACGCCACATCGTTGAAAAACGCATAGGTCGGCGTGGGTCCGGTCACGCCAGCAAGCAGCACCGTGACAGTGTTGTCGGCGTTGAGCTGGCACAGGTCCGTGCCCCGGATGAAGTACGTGCCCAGCGGGCAACTGAACCCTCCCCGGCACCCGACACCGCCAACCACTTTGGTATGCCCGTCACGCAAGCGCAGGTGGCCGGAATTATCCACGTCGATGTTCACGAGGTTGCGCAGTGTGCCGTCCGGCATGGCGTAGTCGGGCTGACGGTTGTTCATGCCCTTGGGCCACGGCCCGAACTTGACGGTAACGTCTGACTGCTGCGCGGTTGGGATGTACTTGGCCATTATGCTGCCTCAAGCAGGACTCGGGTTTCTTGTGGGATGATCTGGACGCGCAGTTCTTGTGGAAGGAGTTGCACGCGAGTGCCTTGAGGCAGGAGCTGGACTCGCAGTTCTTGAGGTAGGAGTTGTACGCGAGTGACTTGGGGTAGGTGTACCTCCATTGGCGTCCCTCAGATTAAGTCCTGCAGGCTCACGTCGGCGTGACTACGTTAACGCTTCAAAGCCTCGGCAACACCGGACCAAATAAATGCCAGCGCACCTGACACAACTGCCGCTGTCAAGGTCATAACCGCCAGAAGCCCCGCACGTTCCGATAACTTCTGCATTTTGCGTGCATGTAGCAGTACATCGCGCAACGAGTTAAGGTCGTCCTGCTTGGTGACATCGGTACCCAGCATAGCGAATACATGTGCCACAGCTTTTTGTGCTGCGATCTCTGCGACTCGCTCGAACTCTGCTGACGATCTACGTTCCTGAAACTCGCTAGCCACTGGTTGTCACCTCTCGATCAATCTCAACTTCTATCTTCAGAAGCTGGTCCACTGTGCCATCTGAATACTCCACTTCCAGGTCTCCAACAGCCGACAAGAATGCAAAGTCTTTGCTTGCTGAAGCTGGAATTTCGACGTTGATAAAATGGTTAGTGTCGTCCAGCACTATGTTGCCGATGACATCTGACATGGCGTAGAGCAGCGTACCGCCTACCCTATCTCGCAAGTCCAATCGCGCCGTGGCTCCAGCCAGACTCTTAGGTGTGTAATACACCAGATGCCCGCCGGATATGTACGGTGAAAACCCGCTTGCGTCTATCGAGTTGAAGGTGACTGTGTTGGGGTCAACTACTGTAACTGGTGCGAAGTCTGACGACTTCAGTGCATTGGCCACGGCGTTGAGTTCCGTCATCCCCTTGACGTTGGTGATGGCGGCGTTCCAGCCCGTAACCAACCCATGCCCAGTTGCTATGATGCTGACAGGTGCTGACTGTGCGGCGGCGGTGATGGGCTTGTAGACGAGCGGCAGCGTCTCCGGTCGGACGGTGTACTTGAACGTCCGCCCCTGCCGGATAACCCACGAGACTTCTACTGGGGCTGTGGCCATGTCAGCGCAGCGACCGCACGTTGAAAATCACCGCCGACACCTGCAGCGCGATCAGCGGCCCATAGACGGCCCAGCCCAAGGGGTACCGGTAATCGGCATAGGCCGTGGCGCCCAGAATCAGTGCCTTGAAGCCAATCAGCCCGCCCCAGGTGCCGACGCGCGCCATGATGGCCCGCAGCAGGGGGTTCAGCTCGCGCCCGCCGCGATGCAGGATGTAGGCGGTGGTTGCGGCGTCGGCGGCTTGCAGCGCCGCGAATGCCCAGAACAGGGTGGTCATAGCGTGGCCTCGATCTGCTGGGCCACGGCGAACAGCCCGTCCATCGCGGCGTCGTCCTGCCCCAGCGCGGTGCCGGCGGCCACGATCAGCGGATCGTTGCGGGCCACGCGCTGCGCAGTCGCCCAATCGTCGCGCACTTCAATTGGCGCGGCGGCCACGTAGTCATCGACGGCCTGCCGTAGGCCGACCTGTGCCAGCGCCCGCCGGAATGCCCGCATACTCACCACCGGTACTTCCGGCGGCGGCTCCGGCCGCTGAATCTCGCCCGGCATGTAGCAGCGCCAGACATTGCCATCGCGGATGATGGACTCGGCGCCGGATGCCAGGGCTTCGGGTTCGGTCTTTGCGATAATCATTGCAGCCACTCGATGAGGTAGTCGACCAGGGTGACGTTGCTGATCCGCGAGGTAGAGCCGCCCGAGCCGGCGCCGCCCGGATCAGCGACCAGCGCCGCTTTCCAGGAATTCGCGTCGGGGACGTCGGTCACGATGAATGTCGCGTTGTAGCCGGCCCGGTCGAACAGCGTATTGACTACCTTGTCGCCCACCGCATAGCCGTGGCCCGTTTTGGCGAAGGTGGCGACGCCCGCCGCCCAGGTGGCGGTGACGGCGGTCTGTGCGGTTTCGGCGGCGGATTGGCCTGAGAAGTTGATCTCCCAGGGGTTTCCAAAATTGACTACTGACGTCCATCCTTGATATGGGGATGATAAATAAAGGCCAGGAGTATATCTGGTTGTATTTCGCGTGTTTGTGTTTACTCCGAGCGCTACCGTCTCCACCATTACGAGTCCTTCGTTAGTGGACGCCGAACTGGTGATGTCCGCATCATAGGCAAGACCAGCCAACAATCCACTACCAACCGCGCCTGCTCGTGTCGATATCTTACGAATACCTGTCCCAGCGCCCGGAGTCTTTAATCTCATCCAATTCCTGATCCGCGACCCAGCCCGCACAAACCCAGCCGGAAACGCCACCGCCGTAATCAGCGCATCCGTCAGCGACTGGATCGTCAGGTTAGTGTTGTGGGAGTTGGCAATGACCGCCTGGCCATTCAGCGGCGACCAGTACGTGCCATCGCTGATCAGGTAGGCGTTGTTCAGGTCACTCGCGCGCCGCACCTGCCCCGGCACGCTGGCTGCGGCGCGCGAGTGACCTGAAC